CCGGATGACGCCAACACCTTTTCCAGGTGGCTCGATGACCCCCCGCCCGGAACCTTTGTTCAGGAGCATCGTCCGCCTTTCGGGCTTCCGGCGGATGACCTGGACAGTCTGCTCATTGCCAATCCCGGCGCGGCCGAGGGCATCGGCGCCTCGCCGGAATGGCTGGTCGCGCAGGCGCGGCGGGCAATCGCGCGGGGCGGATCGGCGCTGTCGTCTTTCCGGAATTTGAACCGAAACGAGCGGGTTTCGACCGAGGATCGCAGCGTCCTGATCACGGTGGACGAATGGCTCTCGGCTGAGGTGGACCCCGATGCTCTGCCGGATCGGTCCGGGCTTTGCGTTCTTGGCGTCGACCTTGGCGGGTCGCGGAGCATGTCGGCGGCGGCGGCCTACTGGCCAGAGACGGGGCGGCTGGAAGCGCTTGGGACTTTTCCGGCCGTGCCGTCGCTTCTGGACCGGGGACAGGCTGACGGCGTGTCCGACCGCTACAGCCAGATGCATGAGCGCGGCGAGCTGTCTGTCATGGGCGAGGCGACGGTGCCGGTCGGTCCGTGGCTGGCCGATGTGGCGCGGCGACTGGACGCCCCGCCGGTGGCAATCGTGGGCGACCGTTTCCGCCATGCGGAATTCCGCGATGCGATGGACAAGGCCAGCCTCGGGCGCGTTCCTTTTGTCTGGCGGGGCTTTGGTTGGAAAGATGGCGCAGAGGATATCGAACGCTTTCGGCGGGCGCTCTTCGAAGGCCGGGTCCGGGTGGCGCCTTCGCTGCTTCTGCGCTCTGCATTCGCGGACGCAATCACGCTGATCGACCCGGCGGGCAATCACAAGCTCGCCAAGTCCCGGTCCCTTGGCCGGATCGACGCGGCGGCGGCGGCGGTGCTGGCGGTGGCCGAGGGGGACCGGATCGCCAACCGGCGCAGCCCGGCGGCGGGGAGGCTCCTATGGGCATGATCCGGCATTCGGACAAGATCACGCGCTCGCGCCGCTGGAAGGCTCTGCGCCTTGAAGCCCTGCGCCGCGACGGCTGGGCTTGCCTTCGCTGCGGCGAGCGGCGCGGGCTTGAGATTGACCATGTGCTTCCCGTCAGGACGCATCCCGAACTCGGCTGGGACCTGGCCAACCTGCAAACGCTTTGTGGGCGATGTCATGCCCGAAAGACGAAACAGGAGGTCGGACTTCCCGGCCTTCCCCCTGACCGCGCCGCATGGCGCGACCTTCTCAACAGACCTGCCTGAAAGGACAGACTATGCTTGATTCCCTGAAAATCACCCGGCGCCAGTCGGAAATCCGCCAGTCGCTCGCGGCGCTGGTCGGCAAGGACGCCCCGGCGGCCGAGGACCTCGCCCGCATCGAGGCGCTCGACCTTGAATTCCGCCAGAACGAAACGCGCTATCGCGCGGCGCTCATTGCCGAGGATACCGAACGCCGCGAGGCGGGCGCGGAACTGGAAACACGGGCCGGGACCGAATGGCGGGACCTGGTCGCGGGCTACCAGGTGCAACAGATCGCGCGCGCGCTGGACGAAGGCCGGCCGCTCGACGGCCGCACGGCCGAGGTCGTCACTGAGCTTCGGAGCAAGGGCTCTTTCCGGGGCTTGCCGCTGCCGTGGGAGGCGCTGGAAACCCGAAACACGGTCGCATCGGGGACCCCCGATCCGCGCGTGACGGCGCCGATCATCGACCGCTTGTTCCCGGCATCGGCGGCGGCGCGCATGGGGGCGCAGATGATCAGCATCCCGCAAGGGCTGGTCGAATACCCCGTGGTGACCTCTTCCGTCGCGGCGGGCTGGGCGGATGGCGAGACGGCGAACGTCGCCGGCCCGACCGCCTTTGCGACGACAGACAGGGCGATGAACCCCAACAAAACCTTGGGAATTCAGATGCGTATCTCGCGCCGGGCGCTCCTGCAATCGGGCGCGGCGCTGGAGGATGCGGTGCGGCGGGACATGAATTCCGCAGTCGCGCAGGCGCTCGACGCGGCCGTGTTTCTCGGGACCGGGGCGAACGGGCAGCCGCTCGGCGTGGTCGCGGGCGTGGCAACCTATGGCATCACGTCGACGGCAATCGGCGCGGCCGCGACCTGGGCGGCCTTCCGCGCGGCGGTGGCGCGCTTCATTGCGGCGAACGCGGCCGGCGGGCCGGGCGAGGTGCGGCTTCTCCTGCGGCCGGAGGTGTGGTCCTACATGGACGGCGCCCTGATCACGAATACCGCCGTCAGCGAATGGGACAGGCTTACCGCGCAGATCGGGACCGGAAACGTCACGCTCGCGACGAACGCGCTGGCGGCCCCGACCGGGACCCCGCTGGCATCGAACGCGGTGCTGACCACATCGGCCGGCGGCGTCGCGCCGATCTTCGTCGGAATGTGGGGCGCGATGGACCTCATCCGCGATCCGTTCAGCGATGCGCAGTCGGGCGGCCTTCGCCTGACCGGGCTGGCGACGATGGATGTGACCGTCGCGCGCCCGGCTCAAATCGAGGTGCTGACCGGCGTGAGGCAAGCCTAAATGATGTGGGGCGGACACCTTGGTAGCCTGGAACTGCGGGCTGACGGCCGGGGAAAGGGCAAGCGGCTGAGAGGTCGCTTCCCTTACGGCAAGGCGGCGGTCCTGTCGGACGGCGGCAAGACCGGGCGGCCGCGCAAAGAGGTGATCGCCCCGCGCGCCTTCGCCTATCGCGTCGACCGGCCAGAGGAGGATATCCATTTCCTTGTCGGACATTCATACGACCGGCCCCTTGCATCGCGGGGGGCCGATACTCTCGCCTTGCGTGACACTGACGAGGCCTTGACCTTCGACGCCCTGATCACGGTCGAAATGCAAGACGTCAGTTACGTCCGCGACTTTGTTCAAGGCTTCCTGTCCGGCCTGATCCTGGGCCTGTCGCCGGGTTTCAGAATTCCGCCAGCCCGGACGGTGCCGGACGCGGAACGGGTCGACGAAGAGGATCCGCGCGACGGCGATGCGATCATCCGCACGATCTTCGCGGCGCTGCTTTACGAACTCTCTGCCGTCACGGTTCCCGCCTACAAAGACGCGGGGATTGAGGAACGCAACTGGACCATCACGGGCGGCGGGCTGGCCGTGCCGGAGCATTCGCGCGCGGGCCTCAACCGCGCGCTCAATCGGTGGAGGGCATGATGGCGACAACGGTAAAGCAAGACGAGGCGCAGCCGGCAACGTGGCCGGCGTTCCCGTTCGGGCTTTCGGCATCGGCGAGCTATCTCGACCCCGGCCCGCTCTGGGCGCGGATCGAAAGCCATATCGCGTTCAGATACACGGCGCGAACGGTTGTGTGGACGGTCGAAGGGCTGGACGATTGGACGCCCCCTCTTGCGCCCGCGACGATTACGCTCGCCGAACGCTGGACCGGCTCGGCCTGGTTAACGGTCACGCTGGCGGCCGGCCCCTATGGCTACGTCTTCGATGACCCCGGCCCGCATCGCATTACCGCAACCGTGGGCGGCGGGGCGGTGCCGAAAACCTTGAATGAGGCATATCGCCGGCTGGCTGAATACGTCGCGGCAAGCGACGGGTCGAAACCCGGCGTGTCCGACTACAACGTCAACCTCGGCGGCGGCGATTTATCGCAAAGCTGGCAGCGCAACCCCGCGCATCTGGCGCGCGCTCTGGTCAATTCAGGCGCGGCGGACTTGCTGCGACCCTACAGGAGGTTGTGACAACATGAGCATCATGTCGAGACTTTTCGGGCGCACCGACCGTCCCGAGACGCGCTCATCGGGCGCCGGCTACACCGCGCTTGTCATGGGCGCGCGAGAGAGCTGGATCGCTGGTCGCTCTGGCCTGGGCGAGTTGACCGGCGTCGCGCAGGGATGCATTTCTCTATGGGAAGGCGCCTACGCGATGGCCGAGGTCACGGGGACGGACCTCCTGACCCGGCGCGCGATGGCGCTGGCCGGGCGGGCGCTGGCCCTGCGCGGCGAATGCGTGTTTCTGATCCGCGAGACGGGGCTTGTGCCTTGTGCGGACTGGGATGTTGCAACCCGTGACGGCGTTCCCCGCACCTACCGTCTAAGCCTCCCCGACGCGGGCGGCGGGCGCTCCGAGGTGGCGCTGGCAGCCGAGGTGCTGCATTTCCGCATCGCCCCCGATCCTGCGGCCCCTTGGACGGGGACGGCGCCCCTGCGGCGGGCGGCGCTCTCGGCTGGATTGCTGCACCAAGTCGAAAGCGCGCTGGCCGAGGTCTATGAGACGGCCCCGATCGGCAGTCAGGTGGTGCCGCTCCCCGAACTGGCCGAGGCGACGAAGGGCGACATGGCCCGTTCCTTCCGTGGGCAGCGCGGGCGGGTCTTGATCCGCGAGAGTGTGAACGTGACGGCGGCCGGCGGCCCCGGCCCGATGGCGGACTGGCATCCTCAATCGGTCACGCCCGACCTGCGCGGGGCGATGGTGTCCGAGACGCTTGAGGCGGCCCGCGTGGCCGTTTGCGCCGCCTTCGGCGTCCTGCCCGGCCTCTGGGCGATGTCTGCGCAAGGACCCCTTGTCCGCGAGGCGCAAAGGCATCTGGCGGCCTGGACGCTCGCACCAATTGCGGAGCTGATGGCCGAGGAAGCGCGCGACAAGCTGGGCGGCGACGTGACGATTGACGTGATCCTCCCCCTTCAAGCCCATGACGCGGGCGGGCGGGCGCGGGCGCTGGCGCAGGCAATCGAGGCAATCGGCAGGGCGAAAGAGCTTGGCCTCAGCCCCGAGGAAATGGCGACGGCGGCTCGGCTGGTGAACTTCGGCGGCGGGTCGGACCTCGCATAGGAAAGCGCAGGTCGCGCGCTCCCGTTTCAGAGCGGCGGGAAAAGCGGCCCCGTAACTGCCGAGTGGGCAAACCGGCAGACCTCGCGCGGCCGGGACTTCCTACCGGCGCGGCGCAGGCAACAGGCCGGGGCGGGACGCCTCGGCCTACGCGCCCCCCGGACGGCGCAGGCGGACCCCCGGACCCCCGCCGTTCTCTGCGATGAATTCGCAGCCGGCGGCTTCAAGCGCGGCGCGGATCGCGGCGACGGCCGAGGCGGATGCAATAATCGCAGCCGATCCTTCGGCGCGCTTGATTGTCGGGATAGACAGTCCCGTGGCGTCCGCAACGTCTCGTTGCGACCATCCTAGAAGCGCTCGCGCTGCCTGTAGCTGGTTTCCCGTCACTTCGCCTCTTGATCCCTACGGATCGGTATGTATATTGATCCTGACGGATCATAAACCACAAAGGAGCATCTTGCAATGCATCGCCCTTCGCCCCTTGTTCCCGACCCCGGAGCCCCCGACCCTCGCCGTTCCCCGGTGCTGTGGTCCGACGACGAACAGGATTGCGTTACGCTCCTGACAGGCGCGGCGGCCCTGCGCAACTACTGGCAAATTTTCCGCGACTATCACGTCAACGGGATCAACACCGACACGGTGAATGCGTTTGATTACATAGCTTTAAGCGTGGCGGACCTGGCTGAGAAGGTTGCCAGCCTAACCCTTCAACATATCGACGAGCGCAGGGCGCAGCCCGGAGCGGCGGAATGACCGGCCCCGGCACCCTGAGCGAAACCACGGCAGCCCTGCGCGAGATCGTGAGCCTACCTCACGGGGAGGAGCGGGCGTTGCGGCTGCAAGAGCTCGCAGCATCCGGCGGGGCGGCCGTGATCGTGCAATCTGTGAGCTGGCTGGCGCGATCCGGCCTGACGGCAGATCGAAGGGCGCAGCCCGGAGCGCTGCGCGGCGAAAATACCTGTTGACCCTCGATTCGTCTTTTGCAATGGTGGCGTACCAATCCAAACAGGGGCGCGAGATGCGACCGAAAGAATTCATTGACGAGCTCGGCCCGATCCTCGGGGTTCCGAAATATGAACTGGTCACGGTCGACCGGTCCCTGACCGTGGCCGGCCTGCGGGCAAAGGCGCGCGGCCGGACGTTTCCAGATGTGACCCGCGCTGAGGCGGTGCGGCTGCTTCTCGGCGTCGCCCTTGACGGCAACCGGACCGAGGCCGGCGAGGCGGTGCGGGCGCGCGAGGCCTTCACGCTCTTTCCGATGATCGCCCCCGACGCCCCGCGGCTGGCCGAGTTGCTCGGCTTCGTCCCGACTGTCGGGATGAACCTTGTCGAGGCAATCGGCCGTGTCTGCGGCCACCTCGCATCCGGCGGCGCGGCAGGGGCCTTCGTCGCAGTCGAGGTGACGGACGGGCCCATTTCAATCGTGGTCGACGATCACGACGATACTGCCCCGTTCCGGGCCGAGCTGCAATTTTCTGGCGTGCTGGCCTATGCCGGGCACCCCGGACTTGAAACCGTCCGCACGATCCGCCCGCATGTCCTGCGCTGGATCGGCGAGAACACGGAAGCCTGACATGCCCAACCGCCCGGCCGCCATATCGCAGATCGAAATCAAGCGGTCCGTCGCGGCCGTGCAGGCGGCGGGCTTGCGGATTGGCCGGGTCGATATCGACCATCGGGCCGGCACGGTGACGATCATCCCCGAGGGCGTGAGTGACGACGGGCCCAACCCTTGCGACCGGCTTTTGAAATGAAGCGCAACCCCTTCCCCGGCGTATCGAGCAAGCCCGACCGGCATGGCCGTATCCGGCACCGGCTGCGGCGCAGGGCGAAGGGCGTTGAAATTGACACATACCTGCCCGGCCCGTGGGGATCGCCCGAGTTTCGCGCGGCCTATGACGCGGCCTTGACCGGCGCTCTGGACCGGTCCCCGACCGCTCGGGCGCAGGCCGGAACGGTGGGCTGGCTGGTTGAAAGCTACCTTTGCAGCGCGCGCTTTCGGGAACTGTCGGACAGCCGGAAGCGCAGCATCCGCGGCGAATTGGACTGGCTGCGCCGGGAGGCGGGCGACTTGCCCTTTGCCCGGCTGGCGGTGCGGCATGTCGAGGCGCTGATGGACAAGAAATCCGGGCCGACTGCGGCGAATACCGTCAAGAAGAACATCTCGATGCTGTTCAATTTCGCGGCAAAGAGGCTCGATTACACCGGCCCGAACCCGGCGCGTCACGCTGACCGGCGGCGGCAAAACCGGGATGGATACCATACGTGGACCGAGGTCGAGCTGGACCGCTTCCTTGCGCATCATGGCCCCGGCACGAAGGCGCGGCTTGTTGCGCTCCTGGCCGTAAACACGGGAATGTCGCGGCAAGACCTCTGCCGGGTCGGCTGGCAGAACGTGAAGGGCGGGCGGATCGAATACCGGCGCGGCAAGACGGGCGTGGGCGCGGCCCTTCCGATCATGCCGGAGCTGGGGGAGGAACTGGCCAAAATCCCGCGTGACCGACTGCTTTTCATCACGCACGGGCGCGATGATCGGCCCTATGTCCCCGCAACGCTTGGCAACTGGTTTCGGGTCGAGTGCAACGCGGCGGGCGTGCCCGGTTCGCTGCATGGGCTGCGCAAGGCAGGGGCGACCCGGCTGGCCAATGCCGGGGCGACCCCGGATGAAATCCGGGCCTTCCTCGCGCATGAGACGAATGCGCAGGGCGCGACCTACACAAAGGCCGCGGATCGCGCTCGGCTGGGTGATAGCGGTATGGCGAAGTTGTCCAACCTTCCCGAAAGGTTGGACAAATCGAAGGGAAAAGCCAATGAATAACAATGGGTTATCGGAAACGGTGGCAGCCCGTAGGGTTGAACATTTATCCATTGAAAACAACGACTTGACTTGTCCAACCCGGTCCCGTGGGGACGTTGAATTTGTTGGCGAATTTCGGGAATTGACCAACCTCGATAATGGCCGGAAACCCGCGAAGGGGTTTGGGCGTTTGGTCCGGCCGGCACATGCCGCCGTCGCGCGCGACCTCGGATTTGCCCTGACCCTCGGCAACTCGCGGGACTGGGTCGGTTTCGCGACCGTCTGCGCCTCGCGCCTGACGCTTGCCGAGCGGGGCGGTTTGGCCTGGGCGGCGATGCTGACGCTTCCCGCCGATATCCTTCGGCAGGTGGCCGAGGCGGCGGCAGAGGCGGCGGTGGCGGCCGAGGGCGAGGCAGACCCCTTCGACACCGACCACTGGCGCGACGGCGTGGCCGAGCATCGCGCATCGCGGCGGAGGGCGGCGCAATGAATTCGCCCTGCACCTCTGCCGAGATTGAGCGGCTTCTGTTTCACTGGCCGTCGGTGATCGGGCAGGCAAGGACGGAATGGGCGAGCGGCTTTGCCGCCAGCATCGCCAAGCAGTCGCGGCGCAAGGGCTGGCGACCGACCGACCGACAACTCGGCATGATGCGCCGCATGGTGTCCGACCTGTTTTCGCAATCCAGCCGGCACGACATGCAGGTGATCGAGGAGGAGGTTTGAGTGCGTGACCCCGCGCACATGACTGCACGCGGGGCCTGTGTAGCGGACGGTGAAAAGCCTTGCGGGGCGGACGGTGGCGCTACACCGGAGATGCATACCACGGGGCGGGACCAAATGCAAAGGGCAGTCCGAAAGGGTGAAGCCTGGTCCCCGGCGCAGCGTCTGACGCGCCGAAAGTAGCACCTGACCGCCCGGCGGTGACGCCTGACCGGGTGGGCCTGAAGCGACGGCCCGGCTCCGTTGTGAGAGCGGCAAGATCGCCAAGGTATGGGGACAACCTCGGGCAAGTCCCGGGGCTTGTCGTCCTATGCCTTTGCTCTGGACCCTCACCATTGTGAGGAACGGTAGGGAAGTAAGGGACGACGAAGGCAAGACGAAGGCAAGACGAGAAACGAAACGACGAAGGCGAGGTGACGACGATGGGACAAGGGCGAGGCAGAGGTGGGCGGATGGGCGATGGTCTGAAAACCGCGCTGGCGCAGACTGGCGCAGACCGGCGCAAGGAAGCCCGCTCGCTGTCGACCGGCGCAATGGTCCCAATGCCCGAAGCCTCTTTTGGGTGGGGGGT